CTGTTTACCTAAAAAGTAATAGAAATTAATATAATAACACAAGAAACAAATATATACATACAAAAATTAATGAAGCACTGGAGGCTCAACAATGAATTTAGAAAGTTTAAAAAAACAATTAGAAATAGACGAAGGAGTAAAACATGATATTTACCTTGATCATCTCGGTTATCCTACTTTTGGGATCGGTCATCTTATTACTAAGTCAGACCCAGAAAGTGGACAAGCTGTTGGCACTACCGTCTCGGACGAAAGAGTCACACAAGCATTTGAATCAGATGTCGTATCTGTAATAGAAGATTGCAAAAAATTATATGATGACTTTGATGAGTTGCCTGAAGAGGCACAACAAATTATAGCGAACATGATGTTTAATATGGGTAGAACCAGATTGAGCAAGTTTCGTGGTATGAAAAGAGGTGTGGATGCCAGAGACTGGAATGCTGCAGCTGATGAAATGGTTGACAGTAAATGGTACCGCCAAGTTAATAACCGAGCAAACAGACTTGTCCAGAGGATGCGAGCAATAGCCTAGGAGAAATAATATGTGGCCTTATACAGAAGAGGAAGTCAATTGGCTTTCAGGTAGGTAGGTTACAGGGGCTGGATAAATTTGAACACCAGCCCCTCGGTGTTAGATATATTAAAGTTTTATTAACAAATCTACACTGAAAATAAATATAATTAGGCACAAGTTTATAATTAAATATTATAAATATGGACTATGAAATACATTTTTGTGATGACACGTGTTATTTCATGATAATTTAATCAACAGAGGAGAAATCTATGTATAGATTTAAAAGCATTCTTATTGGAATGCTCTCATTAGCTTTGATTGGAACAATAGTTTCATGTTCCGAACAAGAAGCTGAAGCTGCTACACTAGAAGAAAGAGTAGAAGCATTAGAATCAAAAGGACAAACAAACTGGCCAAAACTCACAGGACAGATTCAATACGATATGGGTATGTACACTGATGATCTTGCAGCAGCAAGTTTAACAGATGATACAACTTTCAGACGTGTTAGATTAGGTACTAAAGGTGATATAGATGGTTGGGGATATAAGTTAGAAATAGACGTATCTGGCACTGCTAAATTAAAAGATGCTTACATCACTAGAACAATTGGTGAAGAATGGGGCATCCAAGTAATAACAGGTCAGCATAAAGCACCAACTTCAATAGACGAAAATACTTCATCTAAAAGTACTACATTCATGGAAAGAGCAACTCCATCAAATGTTGTAGCATCTAACTTTGGTGCACGTAGATTAGGTACAAGTGCAATTATAAACACAGATAATTTATTTGTGCATGCAGGTATATTTGGAAAAAAGCATGACAGCTCTACTAAACAATGGTCTTTGAATACAAGAGGTATGCTTTCAGTAGGTGATGGAATTGGTATAGGTGGATCTTATGCTAAATTGACAGATAGAGAAGGCGACACTGATCATTCAATAACCTATACAGATTATCCAGAGTCAAGAATAGATGGTTCTAAATTTAGAACTACAGGAGCTATAACAACTTCTGAAGCTATTCATATGGGTGCAAGTGCTTTTATGACTAAAGGTCCTATCCATGCTCATGGTGAATACTTTAAACAACAACTAGATGTTTCTGAAACAGTTGAAAGAAACTTTTCAGGCTATTATGCTCAAGGTGGTTATTTTATCACTGGAGAAAATAGATCTTGGAACCAAAGAAAAGGTTCATGGAATAAAATCAAACCTTCAGGCAAATGGGCTGTAGAGGTTGCTGGTAGATATTCTATGCAAGACTACACAGATGGTACTGCAGTAGTAGGTGGAGAGCAGACAGCTATGACAGCTGCTGTAAACCTATACAGTGGTCCAGCTAAAATTGGTTTTAATGTAACTAAAGTTGAACATGATACAGCTAATGTGGCAGACGATCATACATTTATCGGGGTCCGAACTTCGGTAGCCTGGTAATATAATAATAACCCTTGGGGCTCTTCGGAGCCCCTTTTTTTTGAGGAAATCAAAAATGATTAAAATATTTTCTTTTATATTCTTAATAACAATTTTAACTTCTGGTGCTAATGCTAGAGATCAAATCCGTGTTGTAGGTTCTTCTACAGTATATCCTTTCACTACTGTTGTAGCTGAGGCTTTTGGAAGAGATGGTTCATACCAAGCTCCATTAGTTGAAAGCACAGGCACCGGTGGTGGATTCAAATTATTTTGTGCTGGTGTAGGTATAGTACATCCAGATGTATCTAATGCATCACGTGCAATCAAAGAAAATGAAATTACCAAATGTAAAAATAATGGTATTACACCTGTTGAATTTAAAATAGGTTATGATGGTATTGTTATGGCTAATTCTAAAGAAGGTCCAAGATTTAGTTTAACAACAAAACAAGTATTTTTAGCTTTAGCAAAACTCATACCGGTTGATGGTGTTCTTGTTAAAAATCCATATAAAAAATGGAATGAAATAGATTCATCATTACCAGACTTAGCGATAGAAGTTATGGGCCCACCACCTACATCAGGTACAAGAGATGCATTTGTTGAATTAGCAATGGAAGGTGGAGCAAAACAATTTCCAATGTTAAAAGCAATGAAGAAAGAAAATAAGAAAAAGTTTAAAGCAGCTGCTCATGGTATAAGAGAAGATGGTGCTTATATTGAAGCAGGTGAAAACGATAACTTAATTATTCAAAAATTAAAAAATAATCCAAATGCTTTAGGTATATTTGGGTATAGTTTTCTTGACAATAATAGTGATACAATTCAAGGTTCAGATATGAATGGTGTAGAACCAACATTTGATCTAATTGCTGCAGGAGAGTATCCAGTATCAAGAGCATTATATGTTTACATTAAAAAAGAACATGCTGATGTTGTACCAGGTCTAAAAGATTTTGTTAGATTATATCTTTCAGATGATATGATAGGTCAAGATGGTGTGTTAGGTGAAAGAGGTTTAATACCTATGACTGATGATGAACTAGCTGGCATACGTACACTTGTATTAGAAAACGTAGTAGCAGCAAAATAAATGTTGACTTATATCTTCACCTTTATATTATTTGCTTGGGTTGCATACATACTTTTGTGTGCAATCCTTGCTACGTTTGGAATACATGTTGACTTGTATAGATACTTTGTGTATGATAAGGAATGAAAGATTTTTATACTAACGTAAATTGTGATATTGATAGAACATATAGAGTACCCGTTAAAGATGAGGTGCTAGTTATAGGCTATGATAATGATGGGAAACGATATAAGACTCGAGTCACATTTAAAGAAGCTGATGCACTTCATATGTACATTGAAGATCAATCTCAATCTAGTGAGTTTCGTACTATCGAAGGTAAGTATGTAAAGAGAGTAGAATTTAATACAGATAGAAAATTACGAGCTTTCAAAAGAGGAGATAAAGTAAAAGATATAAATGGTGATGCTCGTAAATTGTATCATGGTCAAAAGACATATGGTCTACATTCATCTCCAAGTTATAAAAATGCTTGTGATTATTATATAAACAAAACATGGGACGATCAAGTTCCATATGACTTCTCTAAACTAACTGTAGCCAACATAGATATTGAGACAGATTCGTCTGAAGGTTTTACACATGCTAATGCTGCAGCCTCAGCTGTACTTACAATTGCTTTACAAGTTAGAGGTAGAATGTTTGTGTTTGGATGTAATGATTTCATATCAAAAGAAAAACATCACCACTACATTAAATGTAAAGATGAAGCAGACCTATTAGAAAAATTCATTAAGTTTTGGTGTGAACTTGAAATAGATATTGTAACTGGTTGGAATGTTGAGTTCTTTGATGTTCCTTATCTTGTTAATAGAATAGCAAAAGTGTTAGGTACTGAACATCCACACAGATTGTCCCCATGGTATGGTATAGTTAATTCTGACAATCTTGTAAGACCAGGTCGGTTAGAAGGTCTACGTTTTGATGGAAGACCATTAATGGGTCAGAAATCACAAGGTGGATGGCCAAATGCTTCAGCACAAACACGAGATAGCACACCTGTTGGTGAAGTACCACCTGATGTGTATTGGAAAGAAAGAAGTTATGAAATAGTTGGTATATCTACTTTAGATTATATGGAAGCATATAAAAAGTTTACATACACTCAACAAGAAAGTTATTCTCTAAACAATATTGCATCAGTAGAATTAGGTGAGAAAAAATTAGACTATAGTGAACAAGAAAGTTTACATGGTTTATATAAAAATGACTATCAAAAATTTGTAGAATATAATATTAAAGACGTAGAGTTAGTAGGACGTCTTGATGATAAGATGAAGTTGTTAGAGTTGATGGCAGCAATCTCATATGATGGTCATGTTAATCTAAATGATGCATATACTTCTGTGAGAATATGGGATGTTATGATACATAACCATCTACTAAAACAAAAAATAGTTATTCCAAAAATAAATGTACAACAAAAAGATAGACAAAATCCAGGTGGCTATGTTAAAGATCCTCATAAAGGAAAAATACATGAATGGATTATGTCTTTCGATTTGAATAGTCTATACCCTCATTTAATTATGCAGTATAACATATCACCTGAAACATATAAAGGTCCAAATAAAAAAAGAATCTTAGAAGAATGGGTGAACGAAGATACAGGAAAAAGAGGATGGAGACCAGATCCAGAAAAAAATATACTAGCAATTCTTGATGGAGCATATAATGTTATTGACAATCCTGATAATTGTACAATAGGTGGTTCTGGTATGATGTATAGTAAAGACATGAGAGGTTTCTTACCTACATTGATGGAACGTACATATAAAGATCGTGTAGTATGGAAAGATAAAATGAAAGCTGCAATTGCTGATGGTAATGAAAATGAAATTGCCAGATGCCACAATATGCAAATGGCTAAGAAGATTCAACTTAACTCTGCTTATGGTGCTCTTGCTAATCCTGCTTTCAGATGGCATAAAATGGATCACGCAGAAGCAATTACACTTTCTGGTCAACTTGCTATTCGTTGGATTGAAAAAAAGATTAATGAGTATATGAATAATGAATTCAATAGAGATCCTGTTGCAGGAGATGATAAAGATTATGTAATAGCTATTGATACAGATTCTGTTTATGTTACGTTTGATAAGATGGTTGATAAAAGTAAACCTATACCTGAGAATGTTGAGATGTTAGATCAATTTGTACAAGAAACTATGGAACCCAATATTGATAAGTGGTACCAAGAACTAGCAGACTATACAAATGCATACGAACAAAAGATGATAATGAAAAGAGAAGTAATAGCAGA